AAGCCATAGATGATGTTATTTCACTTTTAAAGGATGGTAAGCAATACGAGGTGATGTGGAAGGGATTTAGAAAGAAGTATGGAGAAGAATATATAATATTTGAAGGTGGGGATTTAGTAAAAGATACAATGGATGAATTAGAACAAAAATACTTTCCGAAGTAGAATTAAAGTTATACCAGAACCATTATTTTAAGGAGATAAAAAAATGTTATATATATTTTTATTTATAATTACTATTTCAATAGTAGGAATATTAGTTAAACTTAGTCATATACACGATTGTTTAAATGGTATTCGTAGAAAACAATAGAAAGGTAAAAGCAATGGAAGAAAAAGAAAGATTATTTTTAAAAGGTGTTTAAATGCAAGTTAAGTTTGAAGCGTTAATAAAAGAATTGAAAATAAAGTCTTTAGTCAGTTTAGATAAAGAGGCACGGTTAGTATTGCAATTTCAACCTACTGACGATATTTTAGATAAATTGAATAGGATACATAAGCCAGATGAATTAGTTAAAGTGGTGGTGATTAGTAATGAAGGAGAAACTTAGACATAAAGAAGCCTTTGAATATTATTATATTTTAGGCGAAAATAGAGGATTGAGAAAAGTTGCACAGAAGTTTAATATTACTTTAACAGCTGTGGCAAATTGGAGTAAAGCCTTTAACTGGCAAGATAGAATTGAATTAAGAGATATAAATAATGCAAAGAAATTAGAGGATAAGACTGATAAGGCAGTTGTTAATTCAAAAGCTGACTATCGAGCATTAATTAGAAAGACCGTTGACCTTTATAAAAAAAAGTTAGATGATGGTAAAATTATAATTAGTCGACCACAAGACCTTGATATACTTGCTAAACTTGACCTTACTATGATGGGCGAGGCTACCGAAGAAGTAGAAATTAAAGTAAAGTTGCCAAAAGATTTAGAGGAGTAAAATGTCGGTAGTTGATTTAACTGACTTGAAACAATTATCAAATCCTAAATATTATTCGTTATTCAGTAACCGAGATAGATACTTAGTTTTATATGGTGGTGCAGGTGGCGGTAAAAGTTGGTTTGTCTGCGAAAAGATTATAATAAGAACCTTAAAAGAAAAAGGCAATAGATTTTTAGTTATACGTAAAGTAGCCAGAACACTACGGCGGTCAGTCTTTCAGCTATTTAGAGATTATATTATCCGGTGGGGGCTGACAAGTTTATTTACCGTTAATAAAACTGATATGACAATCGAATGCAAGAACGGCAATATAATATATTTTGCTGGAGTAGATGACCCAGAGAAGTTAAAATCCATTGAAGGCATAACATCGATATGGATAGAAGAAGCTACCGAATTAAATTTAGAGGATTTTGAAGAAATAGACAGAAGGTTAAGAGGCAAGAATGTAAACTATAAGCAAATAATATTAACCTATAATCCAATATTAAATACTAACTGGACTTATAAAAGATTTTTTGAAGGTAGTAATAAAAATACTACCATTATCAGGACTACCTATAAAGACAATAAATTTATTGATGAGAATTATAAACAGCTACTTGAAAACTATAAAGGCAATACCCGAACTGTCTACACGCTGGGGCATTACGGACAGCTCGAGAATGCCATATATACCAATTGGCAAATGATAGATGATAAGGACTTCCCGGATAGTGATGAGGCTATATATGGGCTTGACTTTGGTTTTATAGCACCGAATGCACTTGTTAAGATGGTAGTAGATATGGAAGAAAAGAAGATATATCTGCATGAGGAGATATACAAGACCCGACAGACTACGGCAATGCTGGCTACCGATATGGAAGATTTGGGATTGAAGGATAAGCGGATAATAGCCGATAGTGAAGCTCCTGAAAAGATAGAGGAATTGAAGGGATACGGCTTCAGCTATATCGAAGGTGCTAACAAAGGCAAGGGGTCAGTTATAGCGGGGATAGATTTTATTAACCAGTTTACGTTATATATTACAAAGAGTAGCACGAATATCAAAAAGGAGATTGAAGGCTACCAGAGGCATAAAGACAAGGACGGTAATATATATGAACAGCCAGAAAAGGGAATGGATCATTTAATGGACGCTTTCCGCTATCCGATGTATACAGTATATTATTTGGAAAGCGAACCTTATTTTATAGTTAATGAATAAAATTTATGATATAATATTATTTAGGGGGATAAAATAAAATGTTAAATAAAAAAACTAAAGAATATATAGTTAATAGTTTAATAACGGATGATTTATTGGATAATAAAGTTAAAATAAAAGAATTAGAAAATGAGTATGGTTTTACAATTAAAGAAGTCACTAATTATACTATTGGTTTACGAAGATGTTTTTTATTAAAAGAAAAATAAATATATTTGACATACTTAATTATCTATGATATATTTTAATATGTATATATAATTTATGAAAGGGGTGATTCGCTATAAAAATAATATTACCCTTCACAGACCGAACCCTCGATATATCTATCCCTAAATCTAACGATGTTAATAATGAAAGCTATTGGGATGGATCATTTGTTGATATATTTTCTACTGCTGGCAATAAAAACTCTACAGAACAGCTAAAAGCCTACCAAGGTTGGACTGGAGATTGTGTTAGTCTAATAGCTGAACGATGTGCCTCCATTCCTTTGAGATTATATAAAGATAATGAGCTTATCGAGAAACACCTCTTCTATGACCTACTGCAAACATGGAATCCCTTCACAACTAAATTTGAAGGCAAGGAATTATTACAGATATATTTAGACTTAACTGGCGAATGTTATATTTATGTTGTTAGAAATAGCATAGGTCATCCACAGGAATTATATTTTAGACAGCCTGATAAGATGAGTCCAGTAGTTGAAAATGGTATTATCGACCATTACATTGAACGGGTTGGCCTATCCGAGAAACGATACGAGACGAAAGATATATTATATTTTAAATATCCGAGTCCGACTAATCCATTTAGGGGTGCAAGTCCTGTCCAACGAAAAGCCTATGCCTATGATACCGACAAATATAATATGATATATCAGTTAAACGTATTTAAAAATGGTGTGCATTTAAAGCAGGTATTAGAAAGCGAGAAAGCTATCCCGCCAGAGCAGGCAAAGAAAATCTTGACCTTATTCGACCAGACTTATGGCGGTGTAGATAGAGCGCACAAGACAGGTTATTTAGGCGGTGGTATGACCTTAAAGGATGTAGGCGTATCTAATAAAGATATGGAATTTATGTTACTGGCTGAATGGACTATGCGACAGCTTGCCAGTGCTTACCATACTCCACCGCAAAAGCTATCACATCCGGAGAATACTAACCTTGCTAATATGACAGCACTCGATACAGCATGGAATAGAGAATGTATCTTGCCACGTTTAGTCAGACAGGAAGAGGTATTTAATACTTTCTTGCTACCGATGTATGGGGATAAAGGGTTATATTGCAAATATGACAATCCTGTCCCGGTGGATAATGAGTTTAGATTGAAGCAAAGGGAAAGCAATCTTAAAAATTATGTAATCAGTCCTAATGAGGCAAGGGTTGAAGATGGGCTTGATGAGGCTGAATGGGGTAAGCTACCAGTCAAGACTATTAAGGCGGTTAAATATACTGCTGAATATAAGAAGCAATATTGGGAATTATTTATTAAACGAATTACTCCCCATGAAAACGAATTTAAAAGAGGCATTATCCGATTATTTCAAGAGCAGGAAAATAGAGCATTAAGGGCTTTGCGAAAAAGTAAGTCAATAACTAAAGACGTTGACGATGTTTTACGCATTACCCATGATGAAAAAGAAATAATGAAGTTTACAGAGTTTGCCTTACCACGAATAACCGAGATGGTCAAGATTAATGGCGAGGCTGCTGCTGCTGAATTGGGTTTGGGTTTTGATATTACTAATCCAGAAGTTATTAAGTGGATAAAAAAACATACAGGTGAATCTATTAAATCAATATTAGATACAACCTTTGACGCTTTAAAAAGGACTTTAGCTGAAGGGGTAGCTAATGGAGAAAGCATACCAGATTTAGCTGCGAGGGTTACCGAAGAATATAATCAATGTAAAGGATATAAAGCAATTAGAATTGCACGAACCGAAACTATATCAAGTAGTAATCAAGGAGCATTACAAGCATATAAACAAAGTGGAGTCGTAGAAAAAAAAGAGTGGTTAATTTCTGCTGACGCTTGTGATATATGTATTGATATAGCAGCAGGTGGAGCTGTTGGTATAAATGAACTTTTTAGAGGTGGTTTTGATGTACCACCCGCACACCCAAATTGTAGGTGTAGTATAATTCCCGTGATTAAGGAGTAATATGTTTGATAAAAAAGAATACGATAAACAACGTTATTTAAAAAATAAAGATAAAATAAATAAACAACAGAAACAATACCGTTTAGAAAATAGAGAAAAAGAGTTAGAACGATTTAAAAAATACCATAAGAACAATTCTAAAAAGATATCGGAATATAATAAAAAATATTACGAAGAACATCAAGAATATAGCAGACAATATTATAAAGACAATAAAGAAAGAATAAATAAAAAAAACAAACAATGGCAAAAAGATAATCCAGAAAAAATGAGAATTAAAAGAAACCGATATAATCATACAAAAAAAGGGAAGGAATATATTAAAAAGAGAAATAATAAAAGACGTCAGTTGGGATTTTTCCCATTGAACGAATACTTCGAGGGTTCTCATGCACATCATATCAGTAATAATTTTGTAATTTATATGCCAATGGAACTTCATAATAGTATTTGGCATTGTTTAGAGACTGGCAAGAATATGGAACAAATAAACAAATTAGCGATAGAATTTTTATAGAAAAAGATTAATAAAGTGAGGTGATTATATAATGGAAAAAGAGTTAATACTTAAGCAATTTGCCAGTGAAATAAAAGCCATTGAAGGCGAGAGGGCACTAAATGTTACGATTACCACTAATGATGTTGATCGAAGCGGCGATATAGTCGAGCCTAAAGGGGCAAAGCTGACTAATTTCAAGAAGAACCCTGTAGTATTAATGGCACATGATTATCAAGGCTTGCCTATCGGGAAGGCAAGTGACTTAACTAAAACCGATAATGGTATAACAGCCAAAGTAACATTCCCGGAAGAAGGCACATATCCGCTTGCCGATACAGTCTATAACCTGTATAAACAAAAATTTATGAAAGCCTGGAGTATCGGATTCATACCTATTAAGAGTGAAGAAATTAACGCAGATGATGATGAGGATAAAAAAAGTATGTTTGGCGGTAGGCGATATAAGGCTTGGGAGTTGTTAGAATTTTCAGCCTGTGCCGTGCCTGCAAATCCTCATGCTTTGACTAATATGTTAAGCAAGGGAATTGATGTTGAGCCATTAAAAGAAGCTGGATTTATCGAGATTGTAGATGAGCCAAAAGATAAGGTTATAGATAAAGAAGTAATTCACAAGCCAGAAGAAACCGACAAATATATCCGTATTCCAGTTGCTAAATGTGATATTACAGCCACGATAGATATAGATAAAAAGCAGGGGATAACAGCTTTATATTGCGGTAAAGCTAAAAAGGTAGCTACATATATATTTGAGAAAGCTAAAGGCTGGACAATAAAAAAAAAAAAAAAATGGGTTGAAGACCATAAGAAAACTGTTGATGATTA